GATGATTTTCTTGTTGTGTTGCATTGTGACCGGCGCCCTAAGCGCCACCGTGGCTTCGGCCGCGTTTTACATTGTTGCGGAGTCGTGGCTTAGTAGTTGGTTTGAGGTTGGTGAACTTCTTAACTTCGAAACGCTGGCGGCGTGGGTTGTTGGATGGTTGCCCGGCTTTATGCTGACGCCTGGAACGCGCTTGCACGCTTATAGTGTGCAGTGGTGCAGTGCCTGGTCTGTCGGCGCAGGTTGGTATGTCTTTGGATCGGATAGTCCCGTGTGTGTCGCTTTGGTAGACCGCGGGGTGTTCACGTGTGTCAAGAAATCGGCGTACAGTCGAGTTCTGGAGTGGTTTGCTGAGGTAAACATTGAGTGGGTCTATTATGCGCTTTCAAGCCTTTGGACATACGCAATGCTGATTGCCGGTAGCATCCTGGTCATAACGTGTCTGGTCTTTTTGGCTGCCGTGCTGTTGGCTGTTTGGTACTTCAACAACCGCCGCGTTTCTCATGTATCCACGGATTACACCGGCGTCAAGTCGAGTGTGGTTGCAGTGAAGTCATATTTCTCCAAGGCGGTCAAGAGCCTGAATCCTGTCATCAGTGGGGCTGATGACCACGTCGGCATAGCGGCTGAAAGGCGTAATGTGGAGAAGATCTGCATGCGATTTTTGGCGCAATGTTTCACATCAGTGCGTGATGTTGGGGGCAGCCGTGGGCGCGATCATAGTGATCTCTTCCCGGATGGCCACCACAAATGCATGCCGCAGTTAAGCGGATTTGATGCCGTACGTGATCAGAATGCGACATGCGCCTACGGGTGCCGTAACCTGGGTAGCGATTGCCCGCAGCGACTGAATATTTCAGCCGCGGTTATGACGCATTCTGATTATTATATGACTCAAGACCAGATGATCCGCACGATTACCGGTCCGACTTTCATCATCACACACATCTATCCCGATTCAAGTAGTTGGGCGAAGTTGTGTGAGGAGATGGAATACCGGTACGTCGGTACGGAAGTCGAGGTCAAGGTCAGAGCATCACAAGGTTACCGTCACCCGGTCAACATCTGGGCGGATCAGGGGGTGTGCGTAAGCAAATCCGGGGCGTTTAGTTATGCCAGGGTTTGTAAGTACGGCTCCACTACGGTGATTTATTGTGAGCCTTTGGCCGTGCGCAACTACAAACTCAACTCAGCCGACAACTTGCGGCGATCCACCGAGTGGGCAACTAGTGTGTTGTCCGGATCTCTCGGTGATGCCGTGCTACGTAGGACGTTCTCTGATGACACATTGTCAATCGAGATCGATGGCGAACTCCATGTGCAGTCACTCTCAGGTGATGTACTCCGAAATAGCGCGCTTGCGATCGCTGTGTTGCCGGATGGCGACGGCCGCAGCGCTGCGGCGTATGCCCAGGCCAAGCACTTCACAGCCACCAGACTCAAGGCGACGAAAACCGATCGTAACCTTATTGAGTACTGGGTGTTGCATGTCCTCGCTCTCGCGAATGTCATGTCCGACAAGATTGCCGTCGCTGATACGGCCGAGTCGTTCATTGGCAAGACGTGGTTGCGCAGGCAATGGATGAAGAGCAGGTTTTGGGTTAACGCCAAGCTGCGGGAAACACCTGCCGCGTTCACTTTCGACCGCGCGATCAAAATTCCAACTTTGATCGTGACGTCTGACGGGACTGAGAAGCCCTTTCGCTTGCAGGGCGAGGATGTTGATGGCACCGCTGACCGATCAGCTGCCGACATTCCCCGCCCGCGAGTTAGCCAACATGGAAGCGAGTCTGAGACTGCGAGTATTGAACCCGCCTGTCCACCCGCTGCCGTTGTCCAATTGGAAAGCCGGCTTGCCGACCGACCAAAGGACAATCCAGTTGTCCGAGCTCTCAGGCCACCCGTCCGCCGACCGCGCCTTCGTGGAAAGAAGCGCGCCCGGAGCAGTAATTCTGCCGGCGGAAGTGACACATCGACTGGATTCAGCGAACCATCCAGCCCTTCTGAAGGAGAAATTCCGGAGCATCGTCGACCGTTACATATCGACGTTTCTGGCTACTCGTTTGGAGGACTGTCAACCGCTGAACTTCTGCGAATGGGTGTCGAGGTACCCACTGAATAGGCAAGAGTCTCTCAGACGCGCGCGGGACAGGGTAACTGCACAAGGCAGCCTGTTACCGATATACGCGCTGGTTGAGAACTTCCTAAAGTATGAAGTTTCCACTCGAGGCACCGACCCACGCAACATTTCACCACGTTCAGACGAGTTTTTGTCGATCATTGGACCATATATTTCGTCCGTTGAGCATGCTTTGTTGAAGTCAAAGTTCTTAGTGAAGGGATTGTCTCTCGACGCTCGCCATCAGAAGATGCATACCATGCTATTCTTCGGCGAGTTTATCGAGACTGACTACTCGCGCTTCGACATGACAATATCCGAAGATATGCTCAAGCATTTCGAGTACAGAGTGCTCACAACTCCGTTTCCTGGGGAGGATCACGAGTTGTTTAGAGAATGCTTGCGCGCCACATGGCGCACATCGGGAAAGAATGAGTTCGAATTGTTTTATCGTACGATCGGGGGGCGCTGTTCTGGAGATGCACACACCAGCATCTCGAACGGCTTGCTCAACCATTTTATGACCTGGGCCAGCTTGGAAAACTGCGGATTTGAGTATGTGTCGTTCCATGAGGGGGACGATGGTATCATCGCCGTGCCGGCCGGGCGTTCAAAAGACGCCATGGCCCTGCTTTCCGTTATAAGCACCCTGGGTTTTAAAATTAAATCCGTCGTGTCACCCAACCTCCATGAGACCACATTTTGTGGGCGCTACATGTTTGAGGAAGCTGGTGCAGTACGGTCGATCGCTGACGTACCACGCACCCTTGGCAAGTTCAACATTACGTTGCGCCAAGGGGACGTGTTGACGTTGTTGTGCGCAAAAGCCATGAGCTATGCGCAGACCGATATAGACACGCCCATCATCGGGCCGCTCGTCCATTGCATCTTAGAATTGTATTGGCACAGGCTAAGTCGTTCCGGGCAAAAGCGAGCGAAAAAGCTCGCAATTGCCGAACGCTATGTCCTTAGAGGCGAGACACTTGCGGGAAAATGGAGATCCCCAAGCGTCAGCAACACCGCGAGGTGCGTTGTTGCAGATCGCTCCGGCTACTCAGTGTCTGAGCAGCTGCGCATGGAGAAGGAGATCAAGATGTGGATGGCGGACGGGTGTCTGCCATGCCGTGTCAGCGTGCTTCACACTGAAGATATCGCACTTGATTTCCCCGACCGCGATGTCGTTGTGCCTGATGATTATATCGAGCACATGCAATAAGATGCGTCATTATTCACACATATCCCATCCCTTCACTCATACACATTACCACTCATAGCG